TCTTCGCCAGATTTCAGCGTGACATGCGGAAATATCGCGCGATATAGCGGAGAACGGATGACATCGCGAAGAAACCGCGACGTGGCCGCGGCTGCGTCATCGTTGCTTCCGACCAACTTGATTCGCGTTCCCGGACGTTTGCCTAGCCACCATGCGCATAGGTAAGTAAGCGTTGACGTCTTCGCGTGTCCGCGGGGAATCTCTCCGTACCACGAGTGATGCGCGAGAGCATGCGCGATAAGTTCGCGCTGTAGCGGGGAAACCGCCTTGCCCAGCATGAGCGCAACGAATGCGGCTGGGTTATCGCGCGCTGCGGCGACGGCCGCGGCTGGCGTGAGCGCCGGGATCGCCGCGGGCGCATCGGCGGCCACGACGGGCAGCGTGTCCGATAGCGCGCCGTTATCCGGGTCCGTCACGCGTCCAACTTGGGCAGGGTTATCGGATTGACACACTCCGGCGATGGGAGCGCCGGATGCGGCGAGGACACGATGGACCGCGCGACAGCCTCCAACGCGCTATCGGGCATATCGGACACAACTTCCACGCGGTCGGTGGCCGTGCCGTCGTCAAGGCGATAGATGCGGTCGAGTTGGACGGTGGCGTCCACGCGGTCCCGCGACAGCGCCGCGAGCACTTCGATAGCGCGGATCCGGTTACGCGTGTTGGCGCTGGGGTCATTCGCTAGGTCGACCAAGAACGCGGGAGCATCCTTCCTAGCGTTATCGGGAATGTCCCACCCACCGTAGACCGCGCGCTCCAGCGCCCACAAGTGCATGCGGCGTTCGCGCTGGTCCGCGTCCGATAGCGAGTCCCCTACCCCGCGCATCGGCGGGGGATTGGACGCGGGGCGCTGATCATTCTCTCTCTCACCACTCACTCGCCCGGATCATAGCACGCGATACGCGGGCGTCACGTTCGGCATGCGTTCGGTGTCCGAATTTCGGATTATTGGCACTTTGGACGCTAAACGGCCTAGGATGCCCTAGGACGAGTCCGAATTTCGGATGACTGACTACCCAAGTTCGCGCTAGAAACGCTGCTGGAGCCATCGTAGTCGATATCTATATGTTGTGTTGTGGGTTCTACAGTACCACTAGGGGTAGTACCGTACTTTCGCCTAACCGTTATACGGCCACGTTTATCGATTGTAGAAATTTCTCAGAATTTCCATTCTACCGTATTGACATCGATATATGGCGTGGTATATTACCGTATCGGCACGTTGCCGACCTAATCCCGAATTGAAGGAACCCGACAATGAGCAGCAACAACAACAACACTCGCCCCTCCTCTCCTCTCACCGTTACCGAAAGCCCTTCCGGCGGCTTCAGCATTGTGGGTGAAGACAACGTGCGCGCGTTCGCGGAATTGATGACTCTTCAGGCCCTCGACTTTGAAGTCCGCACGGGCATGAAGTTGAGTCGCGGCCCCTCTGCCTACGCCACCGTGAAGTCACGCTACGGCTTCAAGGGCAATAAGCGTAGCGTGTTGATTCAACTTCGCGCGAACATGCACGCTCGCGGGTTTGATGTAGGGGAGTCCGCTTTCTCTGCGTAACCGTGCCGCGCACCGTGTCCCCTCTCCGGAGGGGGCCGGATGCGCGGCATTGTGGCGCGCGTGACATTCAAATAAATCGAAGAAATTCGATGCTCACCCCTTGACAGCATTATATCTAGGGGTATCATCTAGACGCGGGTTGCGCACGTTGCGCGGTCCGCACGAAACCGAGAAAGGAACACACAATGCCTACCCTCAATTCTTTCGCTCTCCGCGCGACCGCCGTTCTGCCCGTTCACGTCCTGCAGACTCTCCGCGTGCGAACGCTTGCGCGCGCTACCCTCGATGAAATCACGCTTGCCCGCGAGGATGCCTATTGGTCATCGCCGGAGGGGCGCGCGAAGGCGCAGTCCATGTGGTGCGGCGAACAAGATGCTATGGGGGACCGTCGCGACATGCTTGCCGGGGAAATCTGCGCCGCCGTCACGCTGGCGCAGGACATCGCCGACAGCATTCGCGCCGCGGATTATACGCCCATCGAGTATACCATGGGTGGCGAAATGGGACGTGTGATGGAGGACGTACGATTCTATCGCCAATTCAATCGTCGCGCCGCATTCGCGAAGTACATCCCCGGAATCGAAACGCGCCTTAAGTACTTCCTCGCGAATTCCTGATAACTCAATCTCAGGAATTTCTTCGAATTTCGATTCACCCTACTTGACATCACGATACCCCAGCGTATACTACACGCATGCCCCGCGCACGTTGCGCGCGGCCCGTCACGAAACGAGAGGAACACAATGAGCAACTATCGAATCACTGCTAAGGATGTCTCCGCCGCTGTCGCCATCCTCAACGAGGAAATGGGCATGAACACCGCGCCTTGGACGCGCGTCGGGAATGGCCTGCAGGCCAACATTGGCACGGTCTATGCCGAGAACGCCTACGGCGGCTGGCAGTTGGTGCAAATGATGAACGCCGAAGGCGGCATCCGTCAACTCACCTATGGCTATATTCCCGCGCGAGAGATTTACAAAGTGACCATGGGCATGGTGCGCGGCCTTGAGGCTTGGCGCCTTGCTCGCGAATTGGTTCGCGAGTCCCGCGAAGATGCCATGCTCGCGTGCGCCGATGCCGATCCGGCGACGGGCGTCGAATATGGGACCATGTCGTAATTTGAGAAATTTCTAGACTTACCCCTTGCGCGGATTGTATTGCCGCGTATACTTCACTCAACATCGGAAGCACGTTGCCGACGATGCACAACAACGAAACGAGAGGAACACACAATGGCACACGAACTGCACACGAATGACGGACTCGCGCTCGCCGACGCTGGCGCATGGCATGGCATGGGTACGGTGGTCAAGGGCGCGATGAACCCCTACGCGGCGCTGCGCCTTGCCGGATTGGAATGGACGGTCGAAGAGTCCGCCAGCATTACGGGCGTCTTCAATCCCGGCGAGGACGGCGAATTCCGCGTCTCGACCGACGCGGGCAAGGTGCTGGTTCGCAGCGACGATAAGAGCGTGCTGGGCATCGTTGGCCCCGACTACTCGCCTTTCCAGAATGCGCAACTGGCCGAACTGGCCGATGCCCTGCGCGCGAACGCTGACGGCATGGCCGAAGTGGAGACGGCCGGGAGCATTCGCGGCGGCCGCCGCGTGTGGATGCTGCTTCGCGGCAAGTCTGTCGAATTCGGCGCGCCGGGAGACGAAACCGTCCCGTATCTCTTCCTCGCGAATGGCCACGATGGCACGCTCGCGCTCAAGGCGATTCCTACGGGTGTGCGGGTTGTCTGCAGCAACACTTTCCATCTCGCGCTGGGCGCTCGCCGGAATGCCGTTTCCTTCCGGCATACCCTGAACCTAAATACGCGCGTCGAGGAACTCGCGCGATGCATCAAGGCGTGGAATAACACTATCGAGCAAGGCGCTACCGTCGCGCGTGCGATGGCGCGTACGCCCGTCACGCGTGAGGCTATCCAGTCTCTTTGGGTCGACGTCATCACCAAGTTGGATGGCGACATTCCCCAGAACCCGAAGAACGGCTGGGAAGAGAACCGCCGGGAGCGTGCCGTGTCCGGTCTTGCGCATGCCGCGCGGGTCTTCGATATCGAGTCCCAGAAGTTCGGCGCGAATCTCTGGGTGGCCGCGAACGCTGTCACGAACTGGATCCAGCACTCGCGCTCCGTTGGATCCGTTCGCACGAAGGATTCCGCCGTTCGCGCCTATGCCGCGTGGGATGGAAGCGTGTCGGATGACGTGTCCACCGCGCTGGACACGGCCGCGGCACTCGTGAAGTAACCCATACTGGGGGGGAACGCTGCCCGCGAGCGTTCCCCCTCTTCCCATTCCCCCCATTTCAGATAGGACTAACAATGTCTGCCAAGTCTAAGACCGCCTCCCCTGCCGTTTATTCCTCCCCTACTCCGACCGACTATCACGACGCGCTCAAACTGATGGAAGGCGCCGCGCGCGCCATTGCCGAGGGGCAGTACGGCGACGGTTGCCATCGCTACGTTTCCACCATGATCGATGTCGCGGCCAATCTCGCCGGAATGGATGCCGTCGCGATTCATGATGCCATCGTGGAGCGCGCCGCATATCTCAGCGCCGCGCGTCATCATGAGATGCTGTCATGGTTTGCCAGCACGATTCCCAGCGATATCCGCGCGCATTCCAGAGATGCCTGCCACCGTATCGGGGAAAGTGGATGCTGGGCTCGCGTTATGTGCGTTATCGGCGGTCCGCATATCTGGGAGAATCTTCCCTAATTTCATCCGGCGCACTTGACATCGCGCTACGCTCGCGTATACTACTATTGCGGATGGCACGTTGCCTGCCCGCGACCAACAACGAGAGGAAACCATGAACGCAACTTCCGAAACCTATTCGACCATCGACAGCGCGCGCGCAAGCCTTGCGCGGCAAGGCGCAACCCGCATTCATCACGAATCCGACGGCGGCACAATTTGGGAAACGTATCTGGACGCGGATCAGAATGGCGTGCATGTCTGCTCGCCGCTGGGCGAACCCGTCGAAGTTGTCTACACGCATCGTCCGATGCCGCCTTCCTACTGGGATGGCATCACGATCGGACAGCGCGTGGACGCGCGCCGCGTCGCCGCGCGATGGAATGGCGCGCACGGCTACACGCTGGAGCATGCCGCCTTTATGGCCGCGTGCATTCTGGAAGATGCGAACTACCATGAACTGGCGCGCATTGTCCACGAACGCGCCGAGCGTGATTTGGGACGCGCCAACGCGAAGGGCGGTGCAGCGTGAATCGCTTCATGCCCGATGGCGTTCCCGAAATGGTGGAACGCTTTACGCGCGACACGATTCGGAAGATGCAAGGCGTCGCGCGCGATGTTGTGGACGCGTACGATTTCGGGGATGAAGTTTCAGATAGCGCGATTGAGGCTATCGATACGCTGGAGCGTTACGGCATCGATATTGTGATGCTAGGGATGGAACTTGAATCCGTTACGGCGGATGAGGCGCTCGCACTTGTTGCGCGCATCACGGACGCGGCACGAAACGCCGAGCGTGTCATCCGGAATCCCGTTGGACGCTGGTATCTAGAAACAACCGCGACGGAGGGAACGCGATGAACATCACAACCGAAGAGGCTTGCTATTTGTGCGATGCGATGGATTGTTTCATGGTGAACACGCTCCCGCGCGATCCGGATCGGCGGGCCATGAATGATTTACTTTGGAAAGTGATGACAGAATGCGCCATCATGAAGTGCGATCGGTGCGAGCATTACCGAACCAAAGAGCGTTCCATCATTTACGGTAGCGATCGAATCTGCAGAACTTGCTACGAAGACTGCATGCACGAAGGGGGCTGGAGTGTTAACCACTAAACGAAAGCGATCCGGAACGCGACACACAACCGCGGATTTGTTCGCGCGCATTGTCGACGTGGTACTGCTCGCGCACAATCGCGAATTTCCGACACGGCAATGTCTTTCTCGTCGATGGAGAATGTCCCCGCGCGCCGTGTCCTATGTGATCGAACACGCGCGTACGGTCTATGGCGTTTATCTTTACAGCGATCCGAAGTACGCGCGCGGCTACGCGTTGGAGGATCCCGGCGTCCTCAACGTGGCCGCACTTGAAAGGTGGAGGCGATGAAAGACATCGTGACAATCATTCGGGCGAATCCCGAAGCCTACGCGCCGACACTCATGCAGCAGGCGGCAGACGAAATCGAACTGCTCCGCATCGGCGTGGCAACCGCGCTGAAGGAGCGCGATGAGGCGAGGCGATGTGTTTGCTGCCAAGCCTTGCCATCTAATTACAAAGAGTGGAAACCAAGTGATGTCGATTCCGCGTTGAAGTTCATTGCAGTCGAACAAAATTGGGACTGCTTCAAGGGGGAAGGCAAGTGAGCAACAAGAAGCGTAATCCTAAAGTCACAAAGTTCAAGCGAATCGAAATGCAGATTAAAGTGCTTTATCAGGCAATGGAAACGTACCGAGACGTGGAATACAAACTGATTGCTACTGGTGATCGCATGTTCCACCGCATCTACCAACTGGAACAAATCATCCGAGGCGGGAATGAGGAGGACGGCAAGTGAGCGAGGAACTACAAAAAGAATGCAATCGACTAGCGGCGCGCAATACGCTGCTCGTTAATGAGATCGACACGTTGCGCCAGCAACTTCGCGAATGTCGGGAACGAAATGTGAAACTGCTGTCGCAACTTCAGGAATTCGAAGCGCGTGAATATTGAAGATTGCAACTGCCCTATCTGTTCCGAATTCCGATTTCATGATCGGGTTATCGGAGTCGCCGCGATTTTCTTCGTGCTTTCGATACTTGCGCTATCCGCATGGGTAGCAACTTGGATATGCTCCGAAGTATGACCGAAGTTCATAACTACGATACGTTTAAGGCAACCATTTCCCGCGCCATCGAAGCGCGCGGCAATACTCGGTCCGGTCTTGCGCGCGAGATGGAAGAGCGTGGATTGCTTCGCGCCCATACCGTTCGCTGCCTGCTTGGATCACCCGGCACGGTGATCGGCCAGCGCAAGCCCACTTTCGATTCGGTACTGAAAGTGGCCAACGCTGCCGGATTCGATATCGTGCTACGCGAGCGTAACAAGTAAGAACGCTATGCCGTTTGCGGCGGCGTCGGCGGATCCGGCTGTACGCCGAAATCAATCGCCGACGCTGCCCAAACGATTCGCGGCGTGCCGGGGCCAATCCATTCGCCTTCAATTTGATCGGCCACGAATGAACGTGCATCCGCGCTCGTCATGTTGCCATCATCACGAAGACGCGCGGCAATCATGTCGGCGGAATATACGGCGACGGGTATGCCAGATTCCCCGGCACGGGGATAGCAAACGCCGAGAAGGCAATCGTCGAATCCGGCGAGGAGAACCGCTTGCGCCTTGCGACGTTTGGCCATGCGTTGCAGTTTACCTGCGCGGATTCCTCCGAAGGTAATCAACTGCCACGGCGAGGATACGCCGCGATGCGGGCACAAAGCCGAGATAGGCTGGAACGGCGGCGCGTTCTTCGTTGGTGACATCGCGCAGTACTTCCTCCGCCCAAGCGTCCCATTCGGCATATTCCTCTGCGGTGATTGGCTGGCATCGTTCCGCGTCTTCACGCGTGCGCGCGATGTCAGGATTGACATGTCCGCCTAGATCCTTTGGGCTAGTGATATCGCAATACGCTTTATGAATTGCGGAAATGTCCGGCTTCGCATCGCGCGTCATTCGATGCTGGCGAATGCAATCGCGCAGAACGTCCTGCTTCAACAGTCCCCATTTCTCGTTCAGGATAGACCCTAGATCCGCATCCGGCTTCCACTTCGGCCAAAGCGAACAAAGCAGTTTCTTGTTCTCGCCCCACGTTGCTGCCGTTTCCATGTTCATGGTCCTTTCAGAATGGAGACCAGTTCGGATCCATCAAGTCCGCTCGTTTAGTTCGTCGCCCTCGCTGCCCCCCCTTTGAAGGGGGGGCTATGGGGGGTTTAATATCTGACTCTGACTCTGACTCTGACTTGCATTGCTCCAGCGATGCGTTCGCATCCCCCGAGCATTGCGTTCGCATGCTCCGAGCATCTGCCCACTTTCTGTCCGCAGCACGCTTTGCCTTGTCAGACCTAGACTTACAAACTTCGCGGCATTCTTCCAATCGCATATTCACCATGCCAACTTTATTGGCCACGAATTTGCTTCGCACAATTTCCCAATCATCGGGATGCATTGGCAATGCTCCGGCTATGCGTCCGCATTGCTCCGGACATGCGGGCGCATACCCGTTCGCCCATTGATAAGCCAATAAAGATATGTAGATCCCTCGCTGGGTCGCATTCATTCCGATGACGGAAAGCGTCCAATCAGCCGCATAGAACGGAAACCACGGAAATTGTGTAGCCATGAATGATCCAAAGCCGGGGCGGACGGCGGAGCGGCTTGGCGTAACTACGCCGCCCGCGCCCGGTTGAGATGTTGAGCGTGCTGCCAAGCCGCTCGCGCTCGCCACCGTGGCCAGCGTTGCGATGATGGTATCACGGGCGTATCATCTTGTCAACCGAATTTTTGAAATAGGCACTTGACACGCACGAACGCCGGAGTATAATGCGAGCGTCCGGCGCTCCATTTGCGTGGCGGGTTCGCTTGTGCTGCCCGAGCCGGACTCTTTAGCCCCCGGAAGCGCGCCCCGTTGATCGCAAGGTCCGGGGCGCGTTTTATATGCGACCGCTCTATGAAACCGCCCAAGACCGATTGCGCCAGCGTGCTGTCATGGACGCATTTCAACGACGCTATCAATGTCAGTTGGTCGAGATGCCCGCAAAGTGCAACTGGGATTATGAGATTTGGCGTAATGAAATGATCGTTGCTTTGGCTGAAGTGAAGTGTCGACGTAACGCCATGTGCAAGTATCCAACGTACTTGCTTTCAAAGATGAAAGCCGATGCGATTGTGCAGGCTTGCGCCTCACTATCCCTCTCGCCGCTACTGATCGTTCAATGGTCTGATACAGCAGGATGGGTCTGGCTCAATGATGGGCCATTCGAAGAGGGACACGGCGGTCGCGTTGATCGAAACGATCCGCGCGACATGGAACAAGTCATCTATATCCCGATTAGCAAGTTCACAAAATTCATTTGAATTTGCCGGGTTGCTTGGAGCGATTCTGCCACATATCAAAACAAGTATGGCGGAAACGATCCCGTAAGAAACTCTTATGCGTTTTGCTTTCTGCTTACGGCGAGGCCGCGACTTACCGAAACGCTTACGGCGTGATGAAACATCACAAGTGGGCAGCAACACGCTCGTTCCGCGCGCGTCCTGCCCCGGCGAGAGGCTGACAATTCGTTACCCCATCGGTGATATCGACGCGCGGCGTACCTTGCGGCCTTCTGGCGCGTCCCGAGCGAGAATAGGCCGTTGGCTTCCTTACGGCTGGCACTCGCACCTTCGCGCTTTCAGTATACGCGCTTCATTCTTGAATCGTGCCATCCTGCACGCGACGATACCCAAGACGCCAGAGCAAACGCGATATGTCGCGTGCGGTCGAATCCACAGCAGATTCATCTAGTTCAGGACGAATAGCGTGGATCGCTTCGTGAATGACCGTATCCAACCTATCGCTTTCGGCCTGCCATGTTCCGATTCGAATCAACCTGCCGGATGCCTTGCCGGGATCAACCATGTCGCCATAGTCGCGCATGTTGGCGGCAAAGCGCAGCGTCCAATACTTTCCACCCAAGCGCACGCGCATAGGGCATTCCTTACTGGGCGTCCATCACGTCCCAACAAAGGCGAGGCACTCCGCCGTCACTCGTCGAATTCCGCGGACGATCCCCGTCATAACGAAGAAACAATCGAATCCACTTCGCGCGCAGCGGCTTGGGACCACCACCCTTTTCAACCGCCCACCCACCTACGCCATTCTGCCAATCGTCTTTGTATGTTCCGACACGCACGAAGTCACAATGCTTCGTGCGAATCTCATACATGCCATTCTTGGATTCCAGATATTCGCGAGCAATGCCAACCACGTTGGAGTCATGAACGTGACTGGTGGCAATCATATCTGCGCCTTCAATCCACGAGAACATGCGCCGCGTATCAAGCGTGCCGAACGTCATCATGCCGCCGCCGCCGGAGCCATGAGCATATCGAAGCGTCCATGCAAACTTGTGTCCGTTGATGTCACATTGCACCTTGACCCATCCGCCATATCCCCCGGCGCTGATCGGACTTTCGCGATTGAGCATCTTGATTGCCCGAACCAAATTGGTTGTTGGACATGTTTCGTGAAACTTCAACCACGCCGATTCATGATTGCCCTGTCCAAGTACAGCCCAATGGGACGAGTACGGCGCGTACCACTCCGCGGCTTCCTCAATCACTTTGTCGAAATATGCCGCCGCCAACTGCGACGAACGCAACTGCGCTTTGCATGCGCGCCTATCGCCTTTGCCCTGCATCAAATCTAGCGCATCGCCTAGATCAATAATGATTGCGTTCCGCTTGACTGCTTCCGCAAGATGTTCTGCTTCCAGATCGCGCCTGCACTTCGGATTATCCGTGTGCGCATCCGATCGCAGAAAGATCCATTGCTCCCATCCCGGCGACGGTCTGCGATGCGTCTGAATGACGTGGACGTTCTGTCCGTAATGCGTCGCAGTCCAAGTCTTTGCACGGGTAGTAGGTCGCTTGCCCATGCCTAACCACCGTACAACGGCGCCTTTCCGATTCCGCTAACGAAAAAAATCTTCGCCAACATTCAAGATTCCCCATTGACACGCCCGATACTTGATCGTATAACTGCCGCGCAAGAGTTGCACGGTGCAACCGATGCGCAGACTGATTGAGAGGACGCAATGAAAATCAGAGACACGGTAGAAAGGCTGGTGGCGGATTACCCAAGCCTGCGAACCAGATACACAAATGTTGTTCTGGCGTGCGCTTACGAACTGTCAGATAGTTTTGCAATGCGGGTTATTCGCGCTAATGAAGCGATGAATGCCGTTGATCCGGATGACGAACCAGCGTGGTATCGCGCGTGTGATGAGCGTGACGAAGCCGAACGCGTGTTCTTGGATGTTCACGCCAATACGGAGATGACGCTGTGACCGCCCGTCATTCCGATCCGTGGACGAGTCATGCCGCAGCGATCAGCATTCGGCAAACTGCCAAGAGTCAACGCGAGGCAATTCTTGCCGCCTACGCCGATTATCCGAACGGACTGACCGACGAAGAAGCAGCCTCCATCGCTGGCGCCAAGGGATGTTGGTGGAAGCGTTGCAGCGAACTTCGGGCCGAAGGCTTGATCGTAGATACGGGATATGTTCGAAATGGTTCCGCAGGTCGAGCGCGGATCGTTTGCGCCGTCCCAATTCCCGCAACTCTATTTCACTAATCGTCATGGACAACATCATCAACAAGGGAATTTTTACCGTCAATCATCTTGTCAATCTGACAACGGACTTGATGACATTGAACGATGTTGCGGAATATGTCGGATCCCATGACATCGTTGCCACCATTCGTGCGCGTTGGCAGCACGCCGCTAGTGGACCGCGCTTGCTGGATTGGGAATTGGCAGAGTTGTATTTCAACGGCGTATTGCTGACCGAAGAAACACTACCGAGTGATTTTCCGATGCAAGCGATTATCAATGCCTGCACGATCAGTAGCCGTATTCGAAAGTTTCTAGAAGCCACGGGGCCGGGAGAACAATCATGACTATGGAGATTCCGCACAATCGTTGGTGCGAGCCAACCATCATCGAAGTTGAATGGCGCGAAAAGTATGCGCCGACCTATGTGGATTTGGATGAAGTGAATGTCGCATTGAACATTGATCGGCAGTCGGGTGATTATTTCCCCGTTGTTTGTTTGGCGTGCCACGCCGAACAGATGAGTTCCGTATTTCCGGGACCGCCGTATTCGTACTGGGTTGTCAGAGTTTTGATGCTTGACATCGTGAACAGCAAGGCAAACGGAACCATTGTTGCAAACGTGCTTGCATCTCATGGCATGGTGAATGACGGTGATACCGCCGAATCCGTCAAGTTTGATTTCCTCGCCAACGTCGGTCGATTCCTCGCCAAAGCATTCAACGAAGACCCGGAAATCATTTCTTGTGAAATGAAGGAAGGAAATTCAGATGCCAATTCCTGACATCGAAAGTTGCAAAAACATTGCCATCACGGTTGGACATCAAACCGTGGTTGTCTTGCGTGATAGTGATGGCAATGACATTGCCAGCGTATTTGTCAATGACAAATTTCCGTCCCGCGCGCGGCTAGTGTTCAAAGTCGCCGAGCGCATTAATGTTCGCCGTGAAACAAAGACGTAAGGAACCATTCATATGCAGCGAATTGCAGACCATGTTCTTGACCGCATCAGACAACTTGGAACCACCGGAATCACGCAGAAAGAAATTTCTGCCAGAACGGGAGTAAGCCAAGCGACGATCAGCCGCATCGTGGGCGGATCGCATCGAACATCGCCGCAGACCATGCTGGATATTCAGCGGTCGTTTGCAAATGGAGAAGCGCCCATGGATATCGTCAAGCGCACAAATCTTGACAAATCAACGGTTTACAGAATCATCAAGGGTAAGACTGTCGGCTCCCGCAAAGTTATGACCGCCAACGGATAATGACATGAATGCTTCACATGCTTCCGATGAAATATGCAGCCGCAATGTTCGCCGCCGTGATTGGTGCGATATTTGCAATGGCGAGAACAGAGGACCAATGAGTGACGAAACGTGCGACTGGCGCGCGCGTGCTATCTGCGCTGAAGCGTTGGTGGCCCGATTGGAACTGCTGGTCTATGCAGACCGTCCCAGCATTGAAAATCCAACCGGAACAACATGGATGGCGCGAGCATCGGCCATGGAGCAAGACTTGCAGAAATGCAGGAATGTTCTGCCAAAGCACATTGCACGTCTGCTTTATGAAGGCGAAGGATAAATATGCCACGCCCGGAGGAGGACGAGGACATCGTAGACAAGATCCGCACAAGCCATACGGCGGATGCGCTTACGATTGAAGCGATGCGGGAACTGATCCGGATCCGACAAGAAATGGCAACGATGATTCGAAACGGGAATGAACTTCAACGGGAACTGGATTTATGTCGAAGCCAATACAGATTCACGAAATGACATTCACCGTTCCGGGCGTCGCTGCTCCGCAAGGAAGCAAGCGCGCTTTCCGAACAAAGTCTGGTCGCATTGCTCTTGTTGAATCCAGCGCCAAACTGAAGCCATACCGTTCTTCCGTTGCACTTGCGGCAGTTGCCGCAGGAACAAAGGTTTGCGATGGACCGATACGAATGGTAGTCACGTTCACTTTCGAACGTCCCAAAAGTCATTATGTGGCATCGGGATCACTTCGATCAACTGCGCCGGATTATCCCGCCAAGCCAGATTTGGACAAACTTTGTCGCGCGGTTGGCGACGCATTGACGGGCGTTGTCTATCACGACGATTCGCAGATTGTCGAATGGTCCGCGCGCAAGTGCTACGCGGACACGTCTTGCACCGTCATTTCCGTCATCTTCCCTTGACAGCGCCGTACCCGGCAGTATAATGATGTCGCGTCATGCACGGTGCGTGACACTCAACGAGGAGACTCAACATGAACGAATTGGCACGAACCGTTATCGCGTCCGAACAGCGCGCCCTGATTGCTCGCACCATTTGCAAGGGTGCAACCGATGATGAATTGGCGCTGTTTATCGGCATTTGCGAACGCACGGGACTTGATCCGTTTGCACGGCAGATTTACGCCATCAAGCGTTGGGACCGCGCGACCGGAAGAGAAGTTATGCAGACGCAGGTAAGCATTGATGGCGCACGCCTGACCGCGCAGCGCAGCGGGGAATACGCTGGGCAGGACGGACCGTATTGGTGCGGCAAGGATGGCGTTTGGCGGGACGTGTGGCTGTCCGATGACTTGCCCGTTGCGGCGCGCGTGGGCGTCATGCGTCGCGGATTTTCCGCGCCGCTGTATGGCGTTGCGTTGTTTGAGGAATACGCGCAGCGAAATAAGGAAGGCAAGTTAACGGCCATGTGGGCCAAGATGCCCGCGGTCATGATTTCCAAGTGCGCAGAAATGCTGGCGCTTCGCAAGGCTTTCCCGGCAGAACTGTCCGGCCTGTATAGCGCCGAAGAAATGAGTCAATCGGAACCCGTGACGGTGGAAGCAACTGCCGTTCCTGCACTTCCTTCGCAGCATGCGGATTCCAACAATGACGTTGCCGTAAAGCGGAAGTTGCCCAAGCCTGTTACTGCAACCGTTTCTGCGACGAAGGCTATTGCCGCGCCCGCAGAAGTCGCTCCGGTCGATTCGTATCCCGAAGAATACGAAGGCGAAGTAACGATTCTGCGCGTTGTGTGCCGCGACGGCAAGCCATGCGCCGTGCAGGTGGATGGCGAGCATGGCAAGGCATGGGTTTCCTTTCCTGTGGCCGAATATGTCGCGCTTGCTCGCGCGTCCGTGGATACCAAGGTCCGGCTTGAACTGGCACGCGTTGGTAACACGTTGACGATCATGCGGTGGATTGCCCCCATTGTCGCTGCCGCTGTTGCAGACGAATCGCTTCCTTTCTGATTGGATATACGCATGAGCCTTTACGCTATTAGTGCAGAAATCAATGCCGTGCTTGATGCCATGTTGGTGAATGGCATTGACAGTCCGGAAGCCAACGATGCCTTAAACGAGCATTTGGCTGGCCTTGACGCGGCCCTTGAATCCAAGGCAGAGAATTACGCAGGCTTTATTCGCGAACTTGAACTGCGAGCCAAGGCGCGAAAAGAAGAAGCAGACCGAATTCGCGCCCTTGCAACGGCAGACGCAGCCCTTGCGGATCGCCTAAAGGAGCGCCTGAAGGCGGCTATGGAAGCCAGCGGGAAACTGAAGATTGAAACAAATCGTTTCCGTCTGTCTGTTTCTAACAATGGCGGCGCTCAACCACTCGATGTTGATGCGTCGCATATGAATGCTTGGGATCCCCCGTTCCGCAAGATTATTACGGAACCAAACCGCGAAGCAATTCGCATTGCTTTGGAGAACGGCGCTACCATTCCGGGATGCTCGCTCCGTGAACGCGGAACAAGCCTGCGCATCAAGTAGTATTGTCTGCTGGTTTCTTCTCCCCCCCGTCCATGGCCGCAGGAAGTTGGCTGTCGGACGGGGGGTTTTCATTTCCAAACGGCATGAGTCGATTGAGTGCTTCGCGTCTCTTCTCGCATGCAGAGCATGGCTTGATGCCAACGGCCTTTGTCGCGGCTGCAATGACATCGCCAACGCCGCGAAACTGACTGGACGAAGTTGAGTAGGGACGCACTTGCATTGACGGCAGCGTCGGCATTTGAGGCAATCCCGTATTGGGTTCGCCTTCGGTTCGTTGGTTGCAGCGAGCGCAACTATCGCCTTCGATTGTTAATCCCAGTCCGCATGATGGCCTTCCGTCCTTCAACTGCCATGACGAGCATTGCGGGACCGGGAATACGCCTTCACTTGTCTTGATTTCTTGCGTCATCCAAGAATCGCATTCTGGCCGTTTTGTTGACTAATTGGGTAGCAATTATTGCCCGTTGATCGTGATTCGCTTTGCAGCGTCAGAGCAAACATGGACATGGTTACCGGAACGCCATATTCAGCAAATAGACCATTTGCAGATTGCCATGATGCGCCAATAAGGTGATTATTTGGTTCGGTGCTGTTGCACACCAAAGGCGAAATGGTTCCATAATCGCACGAATATGCGCATCCCGGTTGCGATCCGAAACTAATTGTCACATATGCAGACAGAATTGGCCGAGCCTCAAACACTACCGACGTAGGAGTGGATGATGCCAGTTGCCATTCATACGGCTGATCGGGCAGGCAGTTGTTGCATGCATTGGAGTATTTCGGACATGCTGTTCCAATCCAAGCAGAATTGCCGGAAGCAGTCACTAGGTCTTTCAAAATCAAATTGATTTGACTTGCTAGCGTGCTAGCGCGTGCGTTGACTTCAAAAACGCATCCATCAATGATGACTTGATTGCTAACGATGTTTGCCCAATAATTGGATGTTGCTGGGCAAGACCGCGTCAGGGTTAGTGATGTAACAAAGTTACGCGAGTAATCACGCCCCCATGACATGGTTACGCCGCAGGTTGATACTTTGTTTGGTCTGCCTTGACCATCAATGCAGCAAACTTGATTGGGATATTGCGTATTGCAATTACTCCCATAATTAGTTGCACTTGGAGAAGAGCCAACATAGACCGTCCCTGTATTGCAGTTGCACGCCGCCGCGGGCGTGCTGTTGCACAACTGCGAATTGAGCATGACTGCTTGCGGTCCGTAATTCATCTGCACGACGCCATGGAATGTCTGTGATCCAACACTACCAACCGCTGCGCTGTAAAGCAGGGGTCGACGCGTGCCGCACGGAAACACAGTCACACAATCTGCAGGCTTGCCGCAATCCAAATCCCCGGCGCAGTTCAGCAACTTGTTGTCGTAGTAGACCGTTGGCCAGTTGATATTGACGGTAAACGTGCTGCCGCAGGCAAACCAACCATTCCACGGCTCGTTTACCTTATAGAAAGCATCAACCGTGCAGCATCCGTCTTCCGGGGTTTGAAATGTCCCGACATACTGACCGACATTTTTAGGATAGATGTATGTGCTTGGCGGGCAAGTCGGCACATTGACCGGGGCATACACCTGATAGATGCATCCCTGATAGGACACGAAATAGCATTGATCCACCAGCATGGGGTACGGCATTCCCATTGCTGCACGGTATGTGTCGCAAAATCCAATTTCAGGCGCGCATGGTTGCGGACAGTTTGTTTTGTCTACGCATGAAGACGCGCACAGCAAAGCCCTATACCACAATGAAGGCTTGGTGCAGCAACAAGATGCCGCCGTCTCCCCGCTCACGCCACCATGACCAATGCGGAAATCAAGATGACAAAGAACTTCATCACTTAATCCGCCCGCTCTTACAGAGATACACGCCCACGCCAACACCAACGGCGCAAAGCATCAAAGCGAACCACACCGAACCGAGAAAAGACGAGAAGTCTGCAAGGATCATGTCTTAGCCTTTCTGCGTTCTTGGGCGGCACGGAATGCCGCATCGAATTCGGGATCCTGCGCCCGCATTGCTGCTACATACTCTCGCTCCCCTTCGGGGCGATTTGGGTCTAGCATATCAACGGCCAGTTCCGCTTGAGATACTTTTTTCCGTGGCAACCAGCCAATAAGCAATCGTAATCCGCTGAAGATTCCAGATTGCCACCCAATCAGCAACATCGCTATTCCCACCACCGCGATGGCAATCCATGTAAGCATGGATACCCACGCCGGGATTTTGTCCGTCGTACCCGCGAGGTCCGCATGAATCCCCGCTGCCAACGTGTCGATATGTTCGGCACGCGAAACCACTTCCGGATCGTTCGTGGCGTTTCCATGATTGATAAGTTGTCGCGCTTCGGCGCGAATTTCATTTGCTCCGGTTGCGATATGTTGCGTTGCACTACAACCGCATATAACCAACAGCATCGTTATTGTTGCCAATAACCATACGCGGCTCATTTTCGTTCGATCCGCGATACGCGTTCCTCCAGCACACCCATTCGCACATTCAACACGCGGATTTGGGCGTTGCCCTCCCCGGCCTGTTCTTGCATCTTCTGCATTTCCGATGCCATTCGATCCAACGCCCGTGTCTGCTGCTCATCGCGCTCGCTGCGTTGCCCCGCATAAATAAACGCCCCAATCAGCGCAATAAAGGCAACGCTTGTCTGCATGGTCTTATGCCATCGGTCGATTGCCTGTGCTGTTTCTGTAGTCATGACTCACCACGAAGAAATGATGCACACAATCCCGCCGCCGCCAGCACCGCCTGCGCCCGTTGCAATCACACCTGCGCCCGAACCGCCACCACCCGCGCCATAGCCACCAGCGCCACCTGCCGCGCTTGTTCCAATAGCCGACGGCGAGCCGCCACCGCCCGAACCGTAGAAACCCACATTAGACCCGGCGCTGCCAGAAGTACCACTACCGCCAGTTCCGATATACAGTCGCGTGCCACCATTGCCACCGTTATAAACAGTTCCGCTGGTACTGATTCCCCCACCGCCGCCACCGCCGGGACCGCCATGCGAAATGTCTCCCGCTGTACCAGCGGCGGCGCCACCACCAGAACCACCCGCTTCCCCAAGCCACATTCCTGATCCATTAGTCTGCGCCGCTCCGCCTGTGCCACCAGAACCCGTTCCGCCAGCGCCATAATTTCCGCCGTTGGCATAGGCGTACTGCACGCCGCTCAATGCGACATACGATGCTCCGCCCGCCGTTCCGTTGTTTCCATTTGTTCCTGACGAAACGCCCGCACCACCCGTACCGCCAGCACCAACAGTAACAGTCAGCGTTGCCGGAATTGCACTTGCGCGATATGTAAGTTCCGTAATTGCGCCACCCGCGCCAGCGCCGCCGCCGCCACGGGTTCCGGAATTATCCGCATGTCCGCTGCCTGCCCCGCCGCCGCCACCGATGCAAATAATGTTGATTGACTTGCAGCCAAGAGGCTTGGTCCATGTGCCAGAAGACGTGAACAATTGCACGTCTTCGGATCCGCCTGATGTCCAAAGACCCGTGCTGGCAACATACCGAAGAATGTCGCCATCGCTGGGAGAACTAACGGACAATCCAACGCCCTGAATCTTGTTAACGGTCGGGCTTGGATATGTACCGCTCAAATCGCCAGACGCCGTACCCGTAGGCGTACGAGAATCAGATAGGCGTGAATCATTTCCAACACAAACCGTTGAACTGCTTGTTCCGAACGAGACAGCAAGCGTTCGATTGGCCGCAAGCGTTCCGCCACCAGTCAAGCCAGTTCCAGCGGTGATGGATGTTGCCGTCAATGCGCGCGCAGACAAATCGCTGGTCAGATTCGTGACCTGACTTTGCGAAAGCGTCAGAGGATCGCTACCAGCCGCAGCATGCGTAGACGCATGCGAGGTCGGAGTCCGCGCGTCACTCAAACGGGAATCGTTGCCCACACAAGCCGTTGTCGATGTCGTTCCGTAGTTGACAGAAAGAGTTCTATCAACATTCAACGTACCACCGCCAGAAAGACCCGTTCCGCTATTGACCGCGCGAGAAACGTCAACTTTGGAATTCAGATACGCATTCAAATCGTTGACTTGCTCAACGTCAATCGTAATCGGATCCGATCCGTCCGCGGCATGACTTGGCGCATGCGCTTGCGGTTGACGCGTATTGCTAAGCCGATAATCATTTCCCGCACATGCCGTGGTCGATGTCGTTCCAAAAGATACATTGAGCGTCACATCGCTTCCAAGCGATCCGCCGCCCGTAAGTGCCGTGCCCGCAATGACGCTTCGGGTTGTAGGAACCTTCCCAGCAAGAGCCGTTGTAAGACCGGACACTTGCGATTGTGCTAGACCGTTATCGGGAATGGCGTCTGACCCGCCATATGAATGCGTGGATCCGTGCGTAGTCGGCGTGCGCGCGTCGGAAAGACGCGAATCGTTTCCGGCGCATGCAGAAGAGCCGCTCGTTCCAAAGATGACCGAAAGCGTTCTGTCCGCAGCAAGCGTACCGCCGCCAGACAATCCAGTTCCCGTGTTGATGGATGTCGTGGTAAGCGCCCGCGCCGCAAGGTCTGTCGTTAGATTGGTAACTTGACTTTCCGCAATCGTAATTGGATCGCTGCCACCAGATTGATGACTTGTTGCATGCACAGTAGGCGTGCGCGAATCCGACAGTCTGGAATCATTGCCTTGGCAAATTGTCCCGGACGCGACTCCAAAATTCGCCGAAATCGTTCCCGATGACGTAATCGTTCCGCCCGTCAGTCCTGTGCCTGCCGTAACCGACGTGACAGCGCCCGCATTGATTGTCGCGCCGTTATTGACAATCGAAATGGAAACCTGATCGGCCATTACGTTGACCCCGCATAAATGTTGGTCTGCACCTGTCCAAGCGAAATAAGTCGCTTGATGACATTATTAGGCGATCCCGGAAAGATGATGTCTAGGTCGTAATAACCAAGTCCCGCAGGAAACCCGGAAGTAATCTGCTGTGGAACAATAATGGTCGCAGAAGTTTTTGCGCCATTCAGGGTAATGTAATTTGCGGTCGTTGCCGTCAGAAATGCCGTTCCACCGGGTTGAGCGACGCGAAGGCGCCAATCCGTAGCCGTAGATAGGGCTGGATAATTGCTCGGCCAATTATCAACCGACACGGTTGCTTGAAATTCGGCGCCCTGCTGAAAGATGATGTTCCAGACGGTATCCATGGCTTCCTCCGTAGTTTACGCGCCGCACGTCACAAGTACGGCATTGGCCATCGAGAACCAATATTGCGGTTTAAATGTTGCTGTTGCCAATTGATTGGCAACTGATACCGTAGGGAAATGCTCACACATCATGACAATCGTTCCCGCAGAAATTGGTTTGGCATACACAACTTGACCGTTGCCGTAATCGGATTGATTCACTCCGGGCGCAATGACATTTCCAATATTTCCATTGGATACAAAGATGTTGCCATTTTCTGACATGTTAATGGCAACGTCTCCAGTACGAGCATATGAACCAATATCAACGGCTTGTTTGCCCAGATGGCCGGGAATTGATTGTTCCGGCTCAACTTCGACGAATCCGTAACGCCATTTCCATGTTGCATATTGTTCGGCGCTGGTAATGCGCGCCGGGAAGACACGAGTATTGGGAGGCGGTGCATCAATGATGGTTGAACCAACGCAGTTGCGATAAGCCTGCGCCTTCCCCTTGGCCGTAATTACCTTTGCCGGATCCGTCTCGGCGTATCCCGGCGCTCCAAAAATCCAGTCGTTTTCGTCTGCAATGGAAATTGTGTATGGCGACAATTCGCCATCAATAATCGCAAGTCGATATGACACACAACCAATTTGTCCAATGCACAGTCCTTCGGCATAGGCATTCAACCATCCTGCCCAAACCGTTCGACCAAACGGAACATTTCTATATCGTCCCGCATATTGCTGTGCAACTGCGGCTGTCAAAGCCGCAGGATCCCATCCCGGTGGCGTTTTAAGAACCCCGGAAGAAGAATTGGTAACAACTGCCGATTCCGTCAAACACGCCACACCCGGACCAACACCAATGCGATTCCAAACTGGCACTTGATAGTTGAATGACAGGGAATTTGTAGCAAAATTTCGCTGCGAAGGAATTGTGTTTGACAAGGCGCAATTGTCGTAAACTGTCATTCCTTCTACATAACGGGAGGGATAAATGACGTAGGTTCCACCCGGACATCTGCGCTGATATCCATATGTGTTCCACAGATTTACAAGCGCGTCATTTCCACCAGCAACGCCCGCAGTCGGTTCACATCCCCCACGAATTGCGCGTTTATACAGACGCATGTAATCGTCGTAATAACTGAATAAACTATCTCTATTGACATAAATCAACGGATTTTGCGTCGGATCAGCCGGACTTGCCGCATGAATAATGACTTGCGAACTTGCTACGGCGATGGCATCAAGCAGCAACGCAAGACTGATATTGGGTGATCCAACAAAATCGGACAGGCGAGTAATCGGATCAAGCGGCGGAGTCGTATACCCAAACGGCATTTGCAAAGCAAACGATGATGCTGCCGTGCTAATCGCGGCCGTCAATGTGCCAATATCCGGCAGGTCGTTTACTTCCCATCGGCCATCGGATGACCATGCCGAATACAGCGCGTTTCCCGTCGCTGCTGTACTAAATTTCCATGCCCATCTGTCATCAACCAATTCGACAAGCACAGTTCCGCCTTGTTGGCCATAGAACAATGGCTGCGGTGGGCGTGCGGTCAATCGCGAATACACCACCGGAAAACCACTACCATCATCAAGAGTCAACGACACATATACCGAATCCGCATAAAGCGTCGCCAACTGCGTACTGGCGATCATGAGCGATGCGCGAAAATGCCTTGACAATCCGGCGGGATTATCAATTCGAAACAAATCGGCTTCATCAATTCCAATCTGCCGCGCAGTCTCCCTCATTCGATCCGAGGGAAACAACACGGGAATATCAGTAGTTCCAACGGTAATGTAAGCCTGAAGGGTCATGCGTATGCCTGCGGCGATCCAAGCAGATAAGACTGCGGAGTAGTTCCAAAGACGGACACAGATTGATTTTGTCCATCAGAGCCCGGTTCATAACCGAGAACAAGCGGTGCAGTTACCTTCTGCGAACTTGGCCACCATTGCCGTCTTCCGGAAACCGTGGAATATCCGCCGGACGTGGTTGCGCCGCCCGTATCCACGGATCGAAGGGTTCGTGTGTACACCCCAATATAGGTGCGATGTCCTGCCGGATCAACATCGCCAAAGTTGACTTTCCAATCGTCCTTAATGACGATAAACCCAGAGGGAACAGGACGGAACACACGATTGGGCGGATCATTGACACGCTTAACCGTGCTGACTTCCTCTACCACAACATCCGCCTTGCCCGCTTGGAACACGAAATCGCTTCCCTGCGTGTAAAGCGTCTGCAGTCGATGCATGCGCGTATCTGTTGAGACGCTTGTTACCGTCGATGCTCGCTCAACCGTGGCGGGCCAGCCGCCTGCTTCAAACGTGGTTTGCGATAGTCCTGAATACGGACCCGCTTGCATTTCCGCGTTCGCTGCATCAAACGACGGATCCGATCCAGCCATGATGATTGTTGGAGTTCCCGGCTCGCACGCTTCGCTCAGCGTGGCAATGACATCGGCCACCGGAGTCGGAAGCACGGAATTCGTTGTCTTGGCCGACATTGTGTTGTCGTACCAATGAGGAATTCCCGCAACGCCGCCGTTGACGCCATCACCATACGCCGGAACCTGCCACGGGCAGTTACGAAGAACGGAGAAATGCTTGCCAAGTTGTCCCGCAAGAACCACCGCGCTGGCCGTTCCGACGCCACCATCCCCCGAAGCAGCCGGATACAGGACCGATAGTTCAAACCGAATCTTCGGCTTGTCGAGCATTTCCGATTCAGTCACGCTCAATCGGTCAAATCGCGACTTCTTGAAATCAATTCGACTTGTCGCAAGAGCAACCGCCGCGTCCACCAAAGAACGCGTGGTCGTGGTCATGGTTCCCGTCAGTTCGCAGTTGAATCGGAAGGTTGCCCATGACCAATTTGAAAGCGACCGCTCATAACTAAATTCCGCAGTTCCGGTAATGGCCGCATCCGGAAGATTGATTTTGGCCTGCTTATCAACGATGGTATAGATAAGCGAATTTCCTGATTCGTTGTATGCATACGTCTGCGAAGCACGACGCCATACATTTGCTGCAGTCGGAGTATCGCTGGAAAACAACGGACTGACAGCCTTTCGGAACAGGTCTGCCCATGGCGCCTTGCCATTTGCAGCCCCAACATTCGATCCGGTTGCCGGGGTTTGACTTGTTCCGCCGCGATATTTGTCGAGCGACAGAATGAGTGTTCCAGTCACGGTACGCGTGATAACACCTGATTCATCGAGTGCAAACGACGATACCCAGCGGTGCGCAACAATCGGATTGGAATCAGTCGACGAAGATGCAAGACCGCTCGTTGTCGATATTTGAATGCTGAATGTGACAACCGCTGTTCGACGGCCATTCAATTCCGTGACACTAAGTGCGACCAACGGACCATTCAGCGCGTCCGGGGCTTCTGCTCCCACAAGGATTTCCGTCGTGCCTTGATTGAGTTTCACATAAACGCTGTCAACTTTTCCCGATGCGTTGGCAAGAAGCAACTGCAATCCGAGAAATGTCTGATAGCCATCTGAAACTACTGCTGTTCCGGAAATGATGCGGTCGTATCGAATGGTCGTATAGCCATCTTCGGCATATACGGGCTTCATGTCATATGAAGTCACATTGGCGAACTGAAGATAGTAATCAGTTCCCGCATAAGTGATTGTGACGTATGCATTTCCGGTTGCAATGCTCATGGAATCTTTGCTCCCATCAAGCGAAGGTCATTCAAGAAGCCCTGATTAATCTGAGAGAAGTCCGGATCGGGCGATGTATTGGTCTTGATGGCGCGAACGTCTCGCGACATTTGATAGACGTTTGCTGCAATCACATTGAACACCACACCCGCCGCCGCGAACAATCCGCCTTGACCAACCAGATAGCCACCAATCTGATTGAAGACCATGGCAATCACTTCCATAATCTTGGCAATACCTTCCAAGATTGCCGGAAGATATTGCTTCAAGAAGTCCAATCCGGCATTGATAGCCTTGAGCATCGGCTTCAGAATGATCGACAGCAGACCCGATGCATAGCCCTTTAGTTCGGTAAGGCTTCGTTCCAGTCCGCCGACTTCCTGAATGTATCCACCGACGGCGCCACCAACCGCAGCCCCCATGCGGAACTTGGTGGCCATCATCTTGATTTCATTCTCCATGTCCGCCACCGCAACGGCTGGGCTAAAGTCCTTGATGCTGGCGGCAAAGTCCATAATCTGATTATGCATAAACGCAATGGCCTTGGCCATGCCTTTAATTGCGGCAACGCCGATTTCAATTGCAGCACCAATCGCCACGAATGCCGCCCCGGTCGCGCTCACCGCGGCTTCTAGCGCCTCAAATTCGGTTCCCGCTGCTGCTTCGCTCGCGGCGGATTCCGCCGTCTTTGCCATGTCGCCAACGCCGCTGACGCCTTCAGCCTTCCCGCCTCCGCCATTCTCATTGATGTCAATAATGATGCGCCCAAGGTCTTGCATGGTTACGCTCCCATATTCTCAAAGGCGCACACAAATGTTTCCGTGCCGCGCATCCATCCCACCAAGTCCGTTACCTGCTCGACCTGACCACCAGAACGCCACGTCAATGGAATGGTCAACTGGCCGTTCAAATCATTTTGATTTAAAAGGATTCGAAGACCATCAATGAATGACTCGATGCCCGCAGTTCCGGCAATTCGATAGGTCGCACGATTGGTTGGATCAAGAAGATTGCGCCACCAAACCACGATGTCAATCTTTGCTTCTTGAAGCGCAACGCCGCTACGCCAATGCAAGGCAGTATCACCGCCCGGAATCACCTGCACGGCATATTGGCTGATCGTTTCTTCTCCCGGCGCTTCGGACAGATACACAGAATTTCCGAAACCGTTATCGATCATCCACGCCTGAATTTCGGCAAGCAATTCATTCCAAACCGCGGAATTGGTACTCATTGCATCACCGCCTTCTGATGTTCAGCCTGCATGCGAACCTTCCACGCCAGTTCGGCGTTTCCAGTCGCAGCCAGCACCGCCTGCTGTGCGGCCTCTCCTGAACCAAACGCAATGGCAATACCTCGGGCCAATGCAAGGCTCAGTCTTGCTTCAATCATGGGGATGTTTTGAGCAAGACCCATCGCAGTTTCCTTGTCAAAGTCGCTGGGAGGACGCCCGTAAACCGCGAGGAACAGCGCGGCCTCCCGTGTCAGTTTCCCGAAGTCTTGATCGCCCGTGCAATGCGCTCGCAGACGGCGACAAGAACTTCGTCCGTGGCCTGCGCAGCAACATCGGGCGTACGCGACACCTTGCGAACCGCCGCGGCAAGAGACTGCATGTTTGGCGCCGCATCCGAAGTCGGCTGCGCGGCGGCACACACTTCAGTCCATTGAACGATCAGCGCGCCAGAGGGAATCTGCACGCGGAAGAGCAGGGGATCATTATCTTCGTTCAGGTCAATCATTAGGAAGTTCCCGTAGCCATAAGAAGATTGGTGCTGGGCGTGGGGATGCAACGGAACGTCAGGCCAAGACGCTGCTCGACGTTTCCGAAATTCGAATGCGCCACGGCATCGCCAATCAGGAATGCCGTACCAAACGTATAGGTCGGTCGATTCGAAATGGTCGGCAGCAGTTTCAGACCAAAGGTTCCGCCGCCAGACACCAGCAGGCGTCCCACCGTAGTCTTATACCCATCGGTAGAGCCGGATCGCTGCTGCTGCAGCATGTTCAGGTAGTACGTCGCATCCCATTTGACGAGCGTGCAACTCACCACCGCCTGCGTATTTCGCAGGACAAGTTCTTCCGGAACATCACCCGATGCCGATGTCTTGATTTCATGCACGTTGTCGGTAAAGGTCATCTGCGGCAGGCTGTCGTTGTCAGTCATGCCCAAATCAAGCCAAGTACCCGTCAGATTAATCTGAACCTTTGTGGGACCAGCAACAAAGATGCTCATTGCCATTACGTTCTTCCTTTCAAGATTCGCGCTAGGCCCATTCTAATGGACTTTCCGATTTCTACCCATTCGTTGTTCGTCGGAACCATGAATGGACGCTTGGGGACCGTGACGCCCCGCCATGCCATGATGTAATCCTTGCCCTGCAGCAAACCTTCCTTCGCCGGATTGTTTCCCGTGGCATGTTTCCGCTTGGCATTTCTAGTTAGCGGTATGAAGTTTGGCCCCTTGGTCTTGAAGCCCGATTCATGGAAAATGGCATGCAGCGGACCACGAATCGTGATCTGAATGTCCTTGCCGCGAGTATGGCTATTCGCTCCCATGTCCCGAAGCATCTGTCCCGTATCCAACAGCGGCTTGCCGCCTTCGCGATACGACACGCTTTCAAGCAGATATTCAGTCACCTGAACTTCCTTGGCAACCGTCGTATCCCCCTGCTTGGTCAGTTCAATGACAGTCTTCTTGCGAGTCTGCTTCACCGAAGTCATGTCCTTCGGCTTCTTGATAGTCCAATACTCGCCCCGAATGGACTTCAGCGGCTTTAGCGCCGCTTCTTGTCCCGTGGCTCCCCGCCCCGCACTATTCGCAATATGTTCCTTCGAATATCGCGCCACCAGAACGGCAATGCCGTTTTGCACGCTGGGATCAAGAAGTGCTGCCGCTACTTTCTTTCCCCACTTTCCCATGCATCATCCCCCGCGGTAAACGTCGTTTGTGCGCGGCTTGAAGAACGCGCTGCTGCTCATGTTGTTGTACCACGACAGATTGTTGGCAGACACGGCAGAGACTTCGCCAACGCCCGCATTTGCTGCTTTGGACAGATTCCCGAAAATCATCTTGCCGTCACGCAGGGCTTCCAGCATCGCCTTTACCTGCGTCAACTGCGCTTCCACGGCGGGCGGAATCTTCATAGCGCGACGCTGAAACAGCAGTTCCGCCGCAAGCCCGGTTGTAATCATGATGAGCAGGCCATCTTTGTTACTGGCCAGCGTGTTCAAATCCAAGTCCGTATAAATGTTTCCAACTCGCGCATAGGCCTGCACAATGCTGGACGCACGCCCCAGAAGCGCCACAGCAATGGACGATCCGCTTGGATTGGAAGTCCCGGTATCGCTGCACAACTGCGCAATCACGTTTGCGTCAAGCGATGCCTCCAAGTCCGAATAAGTCGCATAGGCAGGCATGTGATTTCCTCATGGTCCAAGGGGCAGGAACCGAAGTCCCTGCCCCTTGTTCCGAGTGGTTTTAAACCAATTAGGACGCGACGCTGGCGATGTAGTAGCCAGACTGCGGAGCGACAATCGCGGCAACGCTATTGTCAATCACGCGGCCTTCAATGCGACGGTTGTTCGGATCCGTCCAGTTTTCCACGGTCATGTCTTCGAAAGCCATGATCTGAACCGTGCTGAACGAAGTCGAACCTTCGACGCCAACCAGACCGCCCGGACGCGAGAGGAACGCAACCTGATCGTCGCCCCAAGCGTAAGTGCGGGTTTCGGCACGCGTTCCGGTCTTCTTCTGCGTGCTGACAAGCACCGAATCATCGACAACCAACTTCACGCCGAAGATGTACGGGGGCAGGCCATACTTGCTGAAGATGTCAGAATTCTGAAGGAACGGCAGAGCCGCCGGGTAATTCTTGACGTAAGACCGGATTTCCGGCGACTGCGACATCTTGTATGCAGTCGTGGGATTAAGAACCATGTTGATGTCTTCCGGACGGACAGCACCAGCGGTGGACTGCGCAATCTTGCGCAGGACAAACTGAATGGTTCCCTGAATGTATCCGTTTCCTTCGGTTCCGGAGTACCACGAACCCTGACCGGGACCGCCGCTGCCTGCGCCCGCCGTGGCGGCATAATTGCCAACATCGGCAAACTCATTGCTGGAATTTAGGATGACGCTGGCAGCGCGCGAAGTACGCGCCGTCATCGCCAGTTGAGCCTTGCTGCGGGCATGCGCCGCAACAATGTCCCAAGCAGCCTGCTTCTGGGTTTCGGTCGGGATGAAGAAGGGGAACGCGAAACGCTGCGTCGTGAACTGCACGAACGCATGCTCGTTCTCCTTACCCATCGGACGCGAATCGCCCAGCGGCCAGTTGAACTCGTTGTTGGACTTAATGCGGACGTTATCGTCCGGATTAAGGCGCAGGTAGTAGCCAGTCATCTGGCTGACGGGAACAATCTGCGCGTACTGCGTGATAGCAAACGTGTTAATGGCGCGGGTGAATTCCACCTGAAGTGCGCCAGAAACGATGGCATTCGTGGACGGGACATAAGCATCAAGTCCGCCACCAGCCGTGATGAAAGAAACAGCCATTGTGTGGCCTCCTTTAAGTTAAATTAGGGGATTGCCTTGGTTGCGGAAAGACGATAGGCCCAAGCGATGTCGCCTGCCGATGCATCTTCCAGAGCAACATAAAGTGCAAGATCGGCAGAAGTCGTAGTCTTGATGGCAACGCCGCCCGTGCTGGGCTTCAGAGCCGCACCAGCGGTCCAACCGCCCGTCCCGGCTTCAATCTGCACGGTCGGAGAAGGCTGGAACGTGATCGGATCCTTGGCGGTCGCGTGAACGGTTGCGTTGAACAGGCGAACACTTCCGTCAGACACGCCGACAACATAATCACCATTCGCGGTGGCGGGAATGCCCTGCCACGACGTGGTGTCCATCTTGACGATGCGGTACGGGTTGATATCCGTCGAGCCGCAAATCAACTGGGGGGTGTAGTTAAACACTTGTATGTCTCCTTACTTCTTGATGCGAGAATTGATCGCCTTGGCAAACTCTTCGGGCTTGCCAGCGAACTGCTTGACCAGAGCGCCGATGTCATCCGGCGTAATGGACTTGGGAAGAGCCGCGCGGCTCATGTCGATCTTGGTCCCGATGGGATCGCGAGCGAACAGGTCGCGCCACGATTCAATCAGAGCAACCGGATCCTGCGAATGCATGAGGGTCATGAGCAGGTTGTCCCGCTGGCCCTCGGGGATCCGGTAACCATCCTGCGCCATCGAATCAAGGTCGCGGGAGAACTTCTCGCGCTTGATTTCGGCCTCAAGACGGCTCATGCGGTCCTTCAGACGAGCGTTCTCCGAACGGAGGGAGTAAGCAGACTTGCGCGAAGCAAGCACTTCCTCTTCCATGTCGGGAGCGCCCTGATGACTGCCCACGTCAATGTGGACGGTATCTTCGGCCATCTTGCGCTTCGCTTCGGCGGACATGGGCTTCTTGACGCGCTTCTTGGCGTCAGCCTCCTCGGACTCGTACTCCGCCTCAAAGGGATTGTCCTTCTTGTGTTCCTTGGCTTCGTGCGCGTCTTCGGCCTCGTCCTCGGATTCGTACTTGCCCTTCCAGTCCTCATAACCCTTGGTCGTGGCGTCATGAGACTCGAACTTCGTCTTGATCGCTTCGCACATTGCTTCGAAGGAACGCTTCGCGGCCTCCATGTGCTTGCTGATCTCGTCGTGAGTAGCCATTTCGGCGTTCTCCTTCGTTGTGGTCGGCACATAAGTATTCAGTCCACCTCCGGCGCCGACCATATCGAAGTTGGACTTTGAACAAGTGATCTTTTTTCCCTGCCGTTCGAAATGCGTATCCGGCAGCGGACGGCGCGGCGTTTCGCGCCCAAGCAGCGCAATTTCCGAAAGATGATTGCTCTCGGACCAGATTTCCGCACTACGGCGCGGAAACGCATTGGTCGCAATCAGTTTGTCGAAAATCGGCTTATTGATTTCCATGTCTCCCACAATGTAGCCAATTCCATTGCGTTCTTCGTAATTGATTGCAGGAATTCGTCCTACGGCGCTCTTCGGCTCATCGCCCTGCTTCTCATGCAGGATGACTACCTGCGGGAACGAACCACGCGCCATGTGCGCTCGCGTGGTGGAAACAATCTTCTTCAGGCGCTCGTTGTTGAATCGCTTCAGTTCCGGATCGTTCTCGCCGTCATCAATGGACGGGTCAAATGCCATGAACAGTTCCACGCGACGAACAATCGCCTTGTCACCATTTTCAATGACTTCGTGAGATGGCGTGCTAGGACGTTCGTTCATGGTTTTCTCCTTTCGATCCAGCGCATTCACCTTCGAATCCGCCCATGCCTTGCCGCTGTCTCCGCCCCACAGAAGCCACGCGACGTGTCCGGCGGACGGGTATCCCTCCGACCCGGCCTTCCATCCCTTTCCAGTCTTGTCCACTTCGTGACGAGCAAAGAAAGAATGCATTCGGCGCACCGTGTCCGGGGACAGGTTCTTGCGGTTCTTGATGTCCCGCGCTCGCGCAACGCCGACTTCCGTGCCGCCACGCCCATGCTTCTCGCGCAGTTCCAGTCCGCGCGCAGCGTTGTGCGCCATCGCTTCGGTTGGCTTCAGGTCAATATCCATTAGATGAATACCCGGTAGGGGACGGTGGGCAGCGGATCAACAAGCGGCAGCGCGGCAATCTGCTCTGCGGTCAAATCAACCGTGACGCGAAGATTGGCGTGATAGCGAGTATCGCCATTGGGAATCGGAATCGGTCCAATTCGGTCAAGCGTCATGCCATACGCGGGCAAGAGAACAACTTCGCCTTCACCAATGTTTTGTTCCGACAAGATGCCTGCCGCTTCAAGCGCAGCATCCATAGCATCTTCCGTGTCGGTGCGAAGAAAATAGTCGATCATGTGGTAATGCTTTGAAGCGTTGTGTTCGGCAGCCGTGTCGGCCAGAACTTGATTGACTTCAGCCAACAGTTAACATTCGCCGTACCTGCCTGACTGTTACCAATGTCCAACCGGGAAAGACTGGTCGGAAGCGAACTTGCGGTCTGTCCCGCACCGACACTCCCGTTGAGCGGTCGAACGGTGTTGCTTGTATTGGTGTCATACGCAATAGCGACCTTTCCGCCATTGGTAGTTGCACCACCAAACGTCACAACGAAGCCGGGTCCACTCGCAATGTAGATAGCCGATTCCGCTTGCCCAACCCAAATCTGATTGGTATAGGAATTGTCGTTGATTGTTGCGAATCGACCACTTGACGCAGCCAATCCATCCCAACTGGCAAGCAGGGTGCCCGCGCTTGCGCTTGATGATCCAAACCACGACAAGAATCCCGTGCCGCTCATGTAGCACAAGTCTTGGTTTCTCGTACCCGTGCTTGCTGTCGTTGGAATGTAGGACGATGCTGCCGATCCGGACTCCAACTGCGCCCCCCACATGATGATTCCGTTCGACGTACTTCCCGCAAAAGAATCATCGCTAGCGGTGGTGCTTGTAGACCGATTAATCTGCAAATAGATCGTTCCATCGGCTGCGCGTGTTCCAATCAACGTGCAGCGATACCATCCATTTGGATATGCAACCCACGTTCCGGCGCGATTACCTGCGGTTCCAGAGACATTGACGGCATTGCCGCTAGTCCCCGTAGCCGTCAGATCAAACAGCGCACCCGCTCCAAGTGCGGTATTCGCATTGATATACAGTCGCCGTGGCGTATTGCTGTCAACGCATTTTGCCCAAACAGACAGGGAATACGCACCGCTCAATCCGGTAAGCGAATATGTCCGCAGGCGATGCACGCCATTGGTTGTCGTTTCGTTGATCGGATATGCATCCGTTGCGTTTCGCGGACTTGTCGTAAGCGTTCCAAGCGTTGCGTTTTCTGGCGTATTCCAATTCTGCACGCCACCGGAAGTGGCAAATGTCTCGCTCCAGTTGAGCAGGTTGGTTGCGCTTGTCTCAATGAGCAAACCACGAACCGCACCCGTTGATGGACTGCAATCGAATCGCGGAATGTTCGTTGATGCCGATGCGACAAATTTATTGCCGTCGATATAGGTCGCCGTTGTGCTGCTGCGCGTAAACGTCAATCGCGAATCCAGCACGCCCGTGGTGAAGTCGAGGGACAGCGTGGAGCCATCGCCAGCAGGACGGAACAACTTACTGGAGTAAGTCGATCCAGTCACGCGTGACAGTCGTGGGCGGTTGCCTCGATTCATTACAGATAGGCCCAGAGAATGCCCATGGTGGGCGCGGATGCAGCCTTGAACTGCACCGTCACCGCAGCGTGTCCAATCACGTCCACGACAACAGAGGCAATTTCGCCAGTTCCGGGGCTATACAGATTCGCAGACGGCGTACCGGAACCCTGCGTCACCGTGCTGAAGAAGTTATACGACGTGCCGTTGATGCTGCCCGTCGGGATGGTTCCACCGAAAGACGGAGCAAAATCCGCAAGCACGGTCGGACTCCAGACAACGCTATTGTCGGCGTTGTAATACCGACGCCAGCCAACAATGCGGAATCCCGGCGAACCCGTCGATGCGCTGCTGAACGGCTGCACATGCACGAAGTTCGGGCAGTTGTTGATGTCCTGATAGATCGTGTTTCCGACAGGCGATGAAGCCACGGTCACGGCGGTATAAGTCGTCGCAATCGACGATGACTGAATAACGCTTCCGTAGGCGCCCTGCGCAGTAATGATGTCTGGCATTTAAATTTCACCCTTTCGCTTCATGTCGAGCGCAATGGCAATCGCCTGCGCCTGCGGATAACCCTCGTCCATCAACTTTGCAATCTTGCGACTGACCGCAGGATCGGACGCCATAAGCCACTTATCGCCCTCCTTCACAGTCTCCGCGGCGTTCTCCACCGCGTTCATGTGTCGCAGGGCTTCACTTTCAACCGCACCACCCATTGGGGAGGACATGCGATCAAAGAAAGTCTTGTACGGATTGTTCATAGATATATCTTACCGTTGTTTATGCACTTTCATGCATTCGTGAAACCGGGGTCCGGAATCTGTCCTGAATCAATCAACTTTTGCTGTTTGCGGTTGTGCTGCGCCAGCGCACGATGATTGACGTTGCCATCAATGTCCGTCCATCCGCGTTCGACCGCCCGCGCAGCAGGAACAGGGATCAGACTGCATCGGCAATTAAATCCACAAGGGGGGGCGCATTGCTGGCGGTCAAACATGTCCATGGTCCCGATGTAGCCGTGAAACGCCGCATGCGTCGGGCGAGTCCGGTTGTCCCTGATTGCGCTGTATTCGACCAACGGCACGAATGCCTGCACCTTGGGATCCCGCAGCGTCTCCGCAAGCCCTTCCGTCGATGCCCGATTCGTGTTCGTTCGCAACACCGTTTCCAGTCGCGCCGTCGTGAGATGCGTCCCCGTGACCGCCTTCGTCGTGGTCACGAAGTCACCGAGATTCATCTTCCGTATCCACTTGCCCACCACGGACTTACCGGGACGCTCCTCAATGACGCGCGCAATCAATTCCTGCGTCTGCTTCGTCTGCTGCGCCGTCATTCCCGTGACGTAGAACGTATCGCGCATGACGCCCTTCCCGCCCGTCTTGTACCGCACCGCGCCACGCAGCAGTTCCCGCAATTCCGGCGTTCGCTCCAGCATGTCCTGCAGAGCATGCATTCGTTCATGTTGTGTGACATCCCCCGCACTCAATCGACACGCTTCCATCAACGAATCAAATTCATATCGCGTAATCGGGACGCGATTGCGAAACCAATTTGCAATCGGGCGCAGGTAATCCGCCGCAAAGCCCCGCAGCACCACGCCCGTATTCAAGGCAAATTCCTCGCGCTCTCCCGCAATGTTCCGAATGGCGCCATCCGTCATCCCAGAACCAGACACAACTTGCTTTGCGCCAAAGAGATACGACGAGAGCAGCAGCGCCGCCAACGCTTGATGAAAGATATCCCAATGCGAATTCGAATCCTCGCCGCGAATTTCCGCAGCAAGCGCCTTTCGATACGCCTGCTGCCCGTCGCGCAGCACATTCCGCAAATGCTTGTCCAGCGAGGATTTCGTCATTCGTCCTCGCTATCCGCCTTCCTCTTCCTGCGGCGCATCGAAACCGTCTTCGGCTGCGACTCCTCCGGCGGAACCCCCTCGCGCGAATCGTCCTTCCCAAGCACCGATTCCAGCGGGTTCTCCTGCACGTTCATTTCTCCGCCGCGACCAAGCACCGCTTCGCCATCGGCAGGCTGCGCAAGACCAAGCAGGTCACGCACTTCCTGCTCCGACACGCGACCGCCCAGATTCACGAACGTCTGCACCGCCTCCATGCGCTCCTTCGTGTTTGGGCGCTCCGGCGCAAAGGTGAATTGAATCTGACGCGCTTCCTCTTCCGTGGCGCCCAGCATGACCGCAATCACACGCACAAAGTCGGTTGTGACGCTTTCAGAAAGGCAATCCGCGTGATACCGAATGATGCGCGACAGCGTGTCTTGATGCAGTTCGGCAACCTTCGAACCCATACCCGTTGTATTTGCTTCGCTTGACAGCGATTGACCAAGGATGGATTCCTTAATCTTCTCGCCGCACCAATCAATCATTTCCATGAAGATGGCAGACTTGCCGCTGTTCGCATCCTTGATGTCGATGTCGTACATCGACTCGTTCGGTCCAATACGCGGGAGTACCACCGAATTGTCGTTGACGAGATTCTGCAGCACCGTCTGCATCTCGCTCTTCGCCGCATCATTTCCGGACGGGTAGTACCCGACGCGAATGCCGAGCGCGTATCGCTCCGCGTATGCCGCGGCGTTCTGAAGGATTTCCTGCTTCAGAAGCCAGAGATACCAGCACACATCACGCGCGCCAACGCCGCGATACACCTGATCCGACGTGTTCGGATCAATGAAGTTCGGCGCCGTCGTGAACACGCGATGCAGAATCACCGAGCGCCGCTCGTTCTCGTTGAACAGGTGAACAAGCGAATCAAACCCAAGATCCGTCACGCTCGCTTCGTTGATATACGCGCTACCCACACGCATGGCCAGATTGCCGCGCTGGTCGAACGCCAGCGTATCCGCCGCGAACGGAACCCATTCCTTCACCCGAATCCCCAGAAGCGCATCGCGTTCGTACACCACGTTCACCGCGCTCACGCCGTACCACACCGCCTCATGCAGCGCACGGAACATGTCGCTGCGGCGCGGGATAGCGTTCACAATGTCCGTAATCCGATTGGCGAATTCAACAACGCGCGGATTGTTTTCGTCATCCGACACCACCGCCCATTCAACGCCACCCAGCGTCACAAGCAGCGCACGCAAGACGCCCTCCACGTCCGCGTCATAACGCATCATCGCCTGATACGTCGGATCAAGCCGATACGCCATGCTGCTGTTGCGCAGCATGAGCGAAGCAGTCCGGAAATACGTCCGCTGCACTTCCACCGGAAGCGCCAGCGGCGCGGTCGGCCCACGCTCAATAGGCGCAGGCAGCGGCGCACGCGGCCTACGCTTCGGCGGCGTTCCCGCACCCGTCGTAGGGTGCGCAATGTTTCGCGGGTTGTTGGTCGGCTGTTCCACGGCCATAGTCTAATGACTCAATCGTAAAACTTGCGCTTCACCGGACGCAAATCGTAGAACCGTGTCGGCGTTGTCTTCACCGTCATCGCTCCACCACGCGCGACAAACAATCCATTCGTTGCCGCATTGCACAAATCAACCACCACGTCCACCGTGTCATCGTGGTTGCCCGCAGGGAACGCCAACATCTCGTCCACCACCGGACGGAATTCGCGCGACACCTGCCCATCCGCACCCGAAGGGAAATGCAACTTGCCCTGCTCAACAAACGGCTGCGCACCCGCGGCGCGCAAGTGCTTGTCCGCCCCACGCTCCACCGGAACCACCGGAATGCGACAGGATGATCGGAATTGATCGAAGACACCCTTCTGCGGCCCGTTCGCTTCCGCCATCGCCATCACGCACCCGCGACGCTCAATCAGTTCCCGCGCAAGCCTTGCAAACTCCGGGAAAGACTCACGCACCCGTAGGATGTCCGTCAAGTACAGATTCCGATTCGAATCCACTTCCCCCACGATGCACACGCTGTAGTCCGGGTCATCACGCTCCTGACGCTTGCGACCATAGCCCCAGTCCATCGCCGCAATCGTCCGCGTACCCAAGTGTTCCCCGCGATGGTACTTCAGCCACTCCGCACGGAACACCAGCAGGTCCGAAGACAGCGGCACAAGTTCATACGCGCGGGCATACGCCATCGCTCCCATCTCGCGCCGATTACGCTCCAACAGTTCAGGCGTGAACACGTCCGGCCAAGGGGATACCGTGCCGTAACACGGACGGCGTAGCAACGTCCCACGCGCCGCGCATTCCCTGCGCCAATCCGCCGTCACGTCATCCGTGTGGAACGGCGTCGCCGTGCGCCAGATTCGCCCCGGATGCGATGCCGACGGATCCAGCATCGGAAACCAAATATTGGCCAAGGCTTCTTTCACTTGCTCGCGTAAGGCTGGCTGCAGCACAGCGTTACGCAAATCGCAGATATCGTCGGCCCATAACACGTCCGCACGGCCGCCAGTACGGCCAAAGATACCGGACGCCTGCACGGACGGATCCCGGCGCGCCACCATGCCCGGCGCAGTTACCGACCACGCCATGATCGTGTCTTCGCCAGATTTCAGCGTGACATGCGGAAATATCGCGCGATATAGCGGAGAACGGATGACATCGCGAAGAAACCGCGACGTGGCCGCGGCTGCGTCATCGTTGCTTCCGACCAACTTGATT